ATCTACTACATCACCGAATAAAGTAAGTAAGTTGATTGTGTCATCTGTTACGTATTCTATTGTTGCGGGAACTTCCGGGTAAGTTACAAAAGGAACTAATTCAGATACACGGTCTTCACCAAACGGAACACTACAGTTTCCTAGGATGTTCTTATTAATGTAGAAGTGTAACGTGTACTGATAACCGTAGAGTGTTGTAATGACAACATCATAATTTAAACTGGCTAACGAACCAAGGAGAGGTATTGTGATTGTAACTGTATCATCTGTTTCAACAACATACTCTAATGTATTTACAGTTCCGGCGCTTGGTGTTTGAATCTGACCAGTTATGCTTGATACAAACGCACCATTGATACCCGAAAGATTCACTTCATACTTAACGAATCCTACACCGAGTACAGTGAACACACTACATACAACATCATCTGGAACAAAAGAGAAGTCATACAACGGAGCTACTTCTACAACATTATCAGTACAACAGTTATTGGACCAAGTTACATCGAATGATTGTATATCTGATACATCATACGGGGTTCCTTGTGTCATGTGATTAATGACGTTGTTACCTACTGTCGGTGTACTTATTGTTGCTTCAGTACAATCTGTTATGTTAAATACTAAATCAGGCATGTTGGTTGTGTTAGTGAGTTATGTATGTGATTGTACTATTCTTGACGCGGGAGCTGGAGTCGAACCAACAACATAAGGTTATGAGCCTTATATGTTACCTTTACACTATCTCGCGTTAAAAAGCATGAGATTACGGTCCCACGCTTTACTTGTTCGTTTATTCTACTAAGCTAGAGTTAACGTAGCTCCATCAATTATAATGTTGTTATTGGTAATATACTCGTTTATGTTAGCGAGGATAGTAGTCAATTGTGCGTTAGCAACACCAGTGTAATAAGGGTTAGTAGTTGCATCGCCGATAGTAAAGTTCACGATTGCAATTGCAGTAGTGTGGTTATTAACCATAGGCATACCGCTTGTTGCAGTACGATGTTGACAGTGTTCGATATAGATAATATCGTAGAACGCATCAGCAAGTACTTCGTTAGGGAACTCAACATGATAAGCTTGGAAAGCTTTGGGACGAGCAGTTTCTTCATAACCGTTATTGTTTTCGAAAGCAAGTTTCAAGTTACGTCCGATACCAGCACCTTCACTTGCAGCAGTAGCTTCTACTTTAGCTGTACCAACAAAACCAGTCGATAAACCAACAGTCAAATTTCGTTTAGTTGCCATACGATAGTCGTAATAAGCTTGTCCTTCGTCTATTGCTAGAATTGCGAAGAAGTCTACACGAGCAGTTGTACCCGCAACAGGAACACCAGCAGGAGGATTAGAAGTTGTAGGAGTTAAGTAAGGAACCAACTCAGCTACACCAGCAGATACACCACTAGCTACAAGAGCATCTTCAATCGCTTGGAACGCTTGTACATATTCTACGCTAAGAATGAAGTTAACAGGGTTACCTTCGCAAGTATATCCGATTACGGTCGAAGTACCTACAGGGATTGTACCATCTGCAAAGTCAAGAATAGGAGTACCATTTGTAGCTGTACCACGAGAATCGATACAAATTGCAAAACTCATCGAAGCACTCTTCGAGTTAAAATTCTCAATCAACGACTGGATAATCAAGTCTTGTTTTTGAGCATCATTCAAAGTAGTAGCAGACAAATCAGGAGTAGTATAGTAACCGAATGTAGTAGGAGTATTGTATACACCGTTGTACAAGTCAGTACGATCGCCGTGACCAGATACTTGTAATTTGTAAGTAGTCTCATCAAGAATTTGTAAAGCACCAGTCGTTGCAATAGTAGTAGCATTGACGTTGTTGTTACCAACCAACCAAGCGTTATTCGTAGGCAATTCAGCAGCTTTACCTTGAATCATCGTACCGTTGAAGCAGTTGGAATTAATCCACGCTGATTCATCATACGCACGATTATACAAAGGGCTACGATCGCCATCTTTAGTGCGACGGAAGATAAACTTTATCATCGTACCAGTACCAGCACCAGTAGTGATCTCATTGTGATTACCAGAACCGGCAACAGGTTTGTAAAAACCACCTACACCTTTATTGATGTTAATCGCTTCGGTAGTAGTGTTATACAAAGTTGTTCCAGGAGTTGGAAGAGCTACACCGGGTTTAAGTACGAAGTACTTAGTTTGTGAATGTTTCGTTATCATTATTAAAATTGTTTGTCGTTATTTAAACGTTCATTTGTTATTTGTACACCTTGAATATCTTGTACATCTCCTTGAGCCAAGTTAACAGCAATGCGTACTATCTCCTCGTGGAATGCCTCATCTAAGTCGCAATGAACAGGTTCAGATGTGTCATCGGATTGTTTGTCGATATGATTGTATCCACCATAGAATACTCTATTTGGGTACTTAATATATGAGAACCAACCTTCGACTACTTCAAACTCTTGAACACCGTCTCTGTTAGTAGTGTCCACATAGATTGAAGCCAACTGATCGTTGTTGTATCGCTCCGTACCGAGTCCTAAGTCAGTAATTAAACTTGCTGTTACATCAGGGCTATCTGCAACTATCGGCGATTGTGCCGCAGGAGTTTGGAATGTGGATTTACCGAAGTTGATTAAAACACGGTTCCACTTCCAGCTTGAAGCATTGAATGCGGTCTTCAAATCATCAATTTGCCATTGCGTATGTCCTATATTCTTAGTACATCCGTTCTTGCGAATTTTGATTACACCATCAGTCAAAAATAAGTATCTGAAATACTGCGAATTAATATTATTACCTAACGCATTCAACCTAAACTCGTATCTACCGTTGGTAAGAGTTACAGGTGTAATCGCTGGTTGTAGTTCAGGTGATTTGATGTGAAGGGTCTTTAGATGATCGATTCTCACTTCATCGGTTTCAAAACCTCGTATCGCTTGACCCATCACACCACACCGTTCCTTAATGAGAATCCAAATTGCAGTGTTGATATAATCGTCTTTCTCCCACGGCATGAAATCCGGCCGGTCGTTGGAAGCGACTCTATCTTGCCACAAATCAAACTTATAATGCATCTCTTGAATTCTCATCGCTTGTTATTTTGTTAAACTCATCTGTTCTCTATTTAGTCTTAGCGTTATACTCTTCTTCCATCTGAGCAACCTCTTCTTGATATGCAGGATCTAATATAAAGTTACGAATGAAGTCATTCTTATCCTTGTATGTGTAACTCTCGCTCGCTGCGCCACCTTGTCCTCGTTTAGTCCATGTGTATTTCCCATTACGGTAGGAGACTACACCAGCTTTATGATACTCAAATAGTTCACTCGCCGCTACAACCCAATTACGTGAAGCTTGATCTCTCCACAACTGATAAGTCTTCATAAAGTTATCATATGAGTCATTATTAGAATTGTAGTAGTCATAAATCATTCGTGTTGCTTTAGTCTTAGTAAGAGAACGATCAGATGCTTCTTCAATATCAAGAGCTTTAGCAACAATCATAACAGCGTCAGATTCGTGATTATTCAAGTCTTCTAATGCGGCGGCGGCTTTGGTTTCTTTCTCGATACGAGTCAGTTTAATCTTTTCTTTCTCATCAGAGTCAGCAATGAACCATTCTACTTCGTTGTTCATACCATCTTCTAACTCAGCATAACTATTTGCAATTTTCGGATGAGCGAGTAACATGTAATACAACACGCGATGAACAGGATTATTCATATACAAGAAGGTAACACCTCCGTCAAGAGTGATACGAGATTCTACTTTCTCATAAAACTTCTTATCCTCTTTAGCCGATGGTATGATTCCGTTTGTAATACGATTAGTTAAATAGTCGAAGTCAAACCCAAGTTCATACTCTAACACATGTTGAAGTAGAACTTTATCTTGGTCTTTGAGAATGCGTTCGGCCCATTGGACTTTGTACACACTTTCATTTTTGTATTCGTTTTCAACGTATTCATTTAATCCTGTGTTTACACCGTTTGATGTAAGAGAAGGTACAAGTCTTTTAGAAGTACCGGGGATTCGTGTCAAGTTCTGTGGTACTTCATCTTTATATTGATGTTTACCATCTTGAGAGATAACAGGTTGTCCGCCGGACATTTTCTTAGTTCTCATTGTAACCTTTTGACTCATTGTTTTGAACGGATTAGGTTCAATTCGTATAACGCGTTTATCGTCTTTGTAGTAATTTACTGGCATTTTTTAGTTTAGTTTAAGTTAGTTTGTTAGTTGTTTTCTTTCATATAGCCAATCGACTATACACAATCCAAATAGATACGTCCGCAACGAGTTACGTCAGCAACCATTAAGCCTGCGCTTTTTTCGTTAATAACGCTGTAACCGCTTACACCACCCGCTTGACCTAAGCCGCCGTCAGTAATAGGGAGACCTGATTTACCGTCGTGGTAGCCATACCATTTACCGTTATAGGAAATGTGGTAATCGCAATAAGTTTCAGCAACCATACAAATATTATCTGTACTTGTACCTGTTCCTTGTTGTTTAGAGTAACCGAAGTCAAGGATGTCGGCAGACCAAGATTCTACAGGAACGTTGGTTTTAATCGGATGCATTCTTGGGCAGAAGTATTGGTTATCGTAAGCAGGATTCTCCATAACAGAGATGTCTACGCTGAAACCTTTGTAATGCGCAAAGTAAGAACCGTAGTCCAAGTGGCGATAGTCTTCACCTTTACGGATGAACAAAGAGTCAATAGTTACAAACGATTTACTGTCCGCTTTTATCATCTTGTCAAACATCTTACGGAATTCACGACCGGCTGATAGAACGATCTTTTGTTCTCCTTCGCTAATCTTGTCTTTGATAATTGAATCAAACCAGTCTTCCAATTCTTCCAAACTCATATTACCGTTGTGAGTCAAAGTCCAACCAGACTCTAATTGCTCACGCAAGCCAGATGATGTTAGAATTTGGTGACCTTCGGGCGACATCATAGTAGAAGATTGTTTACCAAACATCAACGTATGCTCGACGTTTTGATACAATGTATCGTATGCCTCCATTTCCATTACAGACATAAACTTCGACATAGGTTTGTTAGTCAACTTATCTTCGTACTTAACCCAAATCATATTGATATACTTACCAAACTCATTGTCGTTGAAGTTACCACGATCAGCTGCTTGTTTAGCTCTACGGCAAGCTTTATCAGACAACTCTACTTTAACAGCGTGTTGTTGAACCTGTCCTTCGCTTTCGAATATCGAATAAAACTGGAATCCACCAGCATCTACGTTACCTTCTCCTGCTACTGCACTAGACACTTTACACCATTCTTGATTCAATTGAATGAAGTTAACAGGTAAATAATCGGTCTCGCGATCAGTTACATATTGAAGTGTATAACGGAACGCGTTAGGTCCAACTTGACGATGCACACGTGAATCAGTACCAGGTTGTGGAACTACGCGACACAGGTGTCTCTCGTGTTGAGGAATTACAATATCCGACACATTAAACCAAGGTTTATCAACAACGATATCGAACGTTTGTTTATGAAGACCGGGTTTATTGTCAGTGCAAATCACTTGAGTGATACGCGCTTTTTGACTATTACCACCACTCAATTCCCAACGGAAACCAGAACGATCAATAAGCTTCATCTTGCCTTTTGCCTCCGTGAGACCTACTCATTAATGTTAACTGCATGTTTCTATGCAGATCAGACTATATCATCATCCTCTTTTCTTTGAGGACGGAGGTAGTTTAGTCGTTGAACTTCTTGCTACTATGAACTTGAATTTATCTTGTTTTCTTTTTAATCTGTAAAAGTTGCTTTTGTAAATCTGGTTATAAAACTTCATTACATCTGGATTATTGGTTAATTCGAAATAACACATACCTTCTACTTTAGGCACTTTTCTTGTCTTACCAAAACCTACAATCTTATGAAGAGAAGTTATAAAGCTTTCAGAACCTATAACATTGAGCCCCGAACTCATTTTACCAACATAATAAACACTTCCGTCGCCATCGAAATACCCCGATATAAAGTGGAAGATAAGATGTTTCTTCATTTCAGGGAATTCGGCTGTAAAGCTTTTCTTTTGTCTTAATTGATTCTTAATCAAACTTCTAACCATAACCTTATCAGAGAAGTGTATATAACATGTAGGTTTGTCTACTCTATATTTCACAGGCTTATTATAACCCACGAACTCAGCAAACTCTTCTAAATGTTTTAGATCTTGTATTCCTAATTCCAACGCAATGTTATCTCTTGTTTCATCAAGATAACCGTCGGCGTATAAGAACCCCAACCAGTAAGCACTTTCTTCATTTAGGTCGTCAAAGATGTTTGATTTTATCGAAGCTTTTCGATCTCTGCAACTTTGATTAATTTTGATTCCTTTCTCTTTAAAGAGAATAGTAACTCTAGCTCTGTTTATCTTAAACTTCGCGGCTACTTTTCGTAATGATTTAGACTCGTTATAAAAGTCTATCATTTCTTGTGATAAATTCATAATAGCAATTTAGCTGCTGATTGTCAATTAATTCGGCCTTAGCGTTTCCGCATAGCTAATCTCTATCGTTTTTTCTACTTTCGTCCCATTACGCTTGTCATTACTAACTTCGCTTTGGTGATAGAGCTTTAAGAGTTTCCAGCAATCTAACCTCTGTTTCATCCCAGTATTACTACTAGGAGCGCCAGTTTAGTTTAGCGGTTTTCCGAAGTATTTATCTGTTGCACTAAAAACTTGAGCAAAACCCATGTTAATAGTCACTAAGCTTTCTGTACCGAATGCTTGTTGAAGATGCATTCCTTTAACTTCACCGGTAACAAGTAAACCTTCTGTCTGAAGAGTTGGTCTACGAGCGCCGTTAGCTATAACCTTTGCATTTTCGAATGTTAAACTTTGACTCATAATTACTTAAAATTTAAAATTGGCGCGGATCTATTACGCCTTGTGGTTTGTTTTCGTTTTGTCTAGCGAACTCTTGTCTACTAACAACATTTTTACCTTGTCCTCCTGGAGCACTTGCTTTCTTCTGTGCCATTTCCAAGAGTCGCTTTGTTGCGTTCTTTTCAGGAGTTAAAGTTTCTCCTTTAAAGGACATTGTATATGGATCTAACTGCGAAAGGAAGTCCATCAGGTGATGTACTAATTCGGGTTTCTTCCACATTTGGTCTACTTTATAACGCCACAATTCTGTCTCTGTTCCGTTATCTAACTTCACAATATCGAACTGTTGTATTACTGCTTTCTTCTTTTCACCAGCCCATTTACGCTGATCAAGTGAAGTCTTGAAATCGTCTATCCACTTAGCTTCTGCTTGTGCCGCACGAACTTGTTGTTCCTTCTCTAGGCGAACACGTTCTTCTTTCTCGGCGTGCAACTTATCCTTTTCCTTATTTATCTTATCGACAAAATAGGTCTTAGCTTCTGTAGCCATGTTCTCACCTTCGAGACGTTCCATGTACTTTTCAACTTCTTCATTAAGACCGGCTAGTCGTCTTTTGTTGGCGGGATTATTAGGATCTAGTCCTTCTTTTAGGTAGTTTTCGATTAGGAATCGTTGGTCTTGTTCCGACGTAACATCGAGTGCTTCGTAGTTATCTTCTACTTCGATTAACTCTCGCATATTTTTTATGTCATCCCAAGTTCCTCCTCCGTAAGCGATGTCGAATATTTCGAGAACCTTCTCGTCGCCAGCTTGACTACGAACATAATCTAACGCCGCTTGATTACGACTTTGGTTGTTCTGGTCAATTACCCATTGTAGCTTCTCTTCGTCTAAAACTTCAATATCATCCGGTATATTAAGTATACCTTGTTCTTTAATGAAGTCGAACATTAGACTATAAGCTTCCTCGGAGAGAGGTTTCTGTTCTTCGACAACAGGTTTAGTTCCAGCACCTTCTTCTTCGACTTCGCCATTTACTTGTTGTCTCACGGCATCAAGCATGTCTTCTTTATTCTTAGGCTCGTCTTCTATCCATTCATCAACATCATTTGTGTTGAATGAATTAGGATTCTGGTTTCCCGGAAGAGTGTCCTGTTCTTGGTTGCGATTGTCTTCTCCTCGCATTTGACTCATAATATCGTTCATGTTAAATCCGTCACCTTCGAATAGATTCAACTCAACTTCTGGTACGATTTCTTTACTCATAGTAAAATTAGGTAGTAATGGTTTTTAGTTAGTAAATTAGATTGTTTATTATTTTAAAAATTGCTTTAGACTTAACTAGATGTGGGTCGCTTGACTTAATTAGTTGACTCTGCTTCGTAAATCATTGTCTTTACTGATAATAGAGACTTACTCACAGCTACAGCATTAGAAACCGAATCAATAAGTACAGACGTTGGATCATACACTTTATACGTTCCTTTCTTTATAGTATGAATCTCATTGGTACGTAAATCTATCGCTTTACCCTTAAGTAATAGAGACTTGAAATAATCCTCTTTATCTATCAAGTCAGCATTAATAAGTAGTTGTTTGAATGGAGCTTCGAGTGCATTAGTAACCAAGTTGTAAGCTCTTCCTTTATCTCCTAACGAACTCTTGCAATTGATATACGTATGTCCGCCACCAACATTGATACCTTGCTTAATCGCACTAGACACAGCTAATACAGCATCATCCAATCGGTCCTTCAACTCTTTCATCTCCATCTCTGTTCTTCCTCCTGCATAAATGACAGCAACTCCGCCAGTTAAGTTAGCCAGACGTTTCTGATAGAACTTCTTCTCTCTGTTAGATAATTCCAAGTCATCAGCTTCAACATTAGAATCAAGCTTCTCTTTTATCTCTTCTACAATCGAGTTAATCAGCTCCTCATCCATATCACCATCAAGAATTGAAGTATACAACTCTGTAACACGAACTCTGCCGGCAAAACCTAAGTTCTCTTCGTTAAACTCATCGCCACTTGTTATAATATATGCACTCGTAAGAGCAGCTAAATCATTCAACAAAATCATCTTTCTATCGCCGAATCCATCATTCTCAACAAAGCATACAGGATATTTTGTAGCCTGCATCATTGTCTTAATCTGGCTCAAAGTAATATCGGATATGTCATCACAGAATACAACAAGAGGTTTACCTTTCAAAGAGTTTAAATACGGAAGAAAGTCATTAACCGACTGAATTACATCATTGAACAACAAGATGTGGCAATCACTCATTTCAAAGGTCATGTCTTTAATGTTGTTCACCATAAAAGCTTCATACCAACCTTTGTGTAGCTTCATCCCTTTAGTCTTATCAACTCGTGTTTCGCTATACTGACTTGGCTTTACTTCAACATCACCGAATAATCCAATCTCTTGTATGATAGAATAAATGAAGTCGCCCACCTTTTCGTCATTGGCAGAGATAGATGCTATCTCTCGTAAGAGTTCCGGTGTTGTAGTTATATCTATCGACTTACTCTGGATGTAGTTTATTACATCAGCAAGAGCTTTATCTATCTGCTTAGATAGTTCGTAGTAACTCATACCTTCGTCCATAAGCTGCATTCCGTTGTTAACTAGGTATTGTGCTAGAACAAGTGTAGTACTACTACCGTCACCACTAGATAACATAGTCTTAATCGATGCTTCACGAAGTACAGCTATTACCATGTTCTCGAAGTTGTCTTCACTACGAATGTGTCTCGCAACAGTTACACCGTCTTTTGTTATGTGAGGTTTACCGTTGTCATCAAGGAACATTACTGTGCGACCTTTTGTCCCAAGGGTTTGTTTAACCGGGTTAGCTAGTTTGTTTACACCAGCTTGAATCTTTAGTTTAGTTGACATGTTAGTTAGTTTCTGTTATACTCTTTGTTTCTATTTAGTTAGTCTTCAAGTGAATGGTATGTTGTAAAGAATGTAAGATGATAAAAGTACAGATATACTAATTGGTATACTACACAATTATACATCCTACGTTCAATGGCGCGACCTGTAGTCACTTGTATTCTTTGTTTTACTTAGTAGACTGATTTCCTTTGATTCTACTCTTTATCTTTTCTGCTTGTATCTTAGCTTGTCTCTCCTTTTCCGATTCAACTTGTCCAACTTGTCTATCAACTTCTTTGTCGGCTAAGTCCGCGTTCTTCATATCAGCCTGCATCTGCAACTCTCTTTCCTTCTGACCTACCTTGAATCCTTCCAAATCTAATTTGCGATTCTCAGTTGCAATCTTAGCTTCCAATTGTTTCAACTGCATATAGTCAGGAATACCATCTCTGTTGTAATCCTTCTCGATGTCGAAGCTGGCTGATTGATATTTGGCACGCATCTCTTCACGCAAGTAATCGATGTAACCTTTCAAATAAGTCTTATCCAACTCGTTGATTTGTACATCTTCTGCTGCCTTACGCTGCATTTCGAGCATCTCCTTATCGTGGTCTCTTTGTGCTTGTTCGCGCCCATCAACTCTAGCTTGGAACTCTTCTTCTACCTTCATTGCCATAGCTTTAAACTCACTAAGATTCTCTGTTTCCAACAAGTCCACTAATGTAGCTAAAGAAGCTTTATCGTTTTGTATAAGCGCTTGACTAAGACTTTTAACTTGTTCGAGAACACGGAACGCCTTAGAGTTATCCGCTATTCTAAGACGGAAGTTATCTTCCAAGGAGACCAAATCTAAGTCGATAATTACCTTGTTATCATCATCCAAGAAGTCACGAATCTTACCTGTACTCTCACCTAATACACTAAGCGTCATTTCCATCATTCCCTGTAAGATTTCTTGCCACAGAAGATCGTGTGCTGCGTGAAGAGGTTCAGTCATATTAACAGAATGCATTGTATCCCGATAGTTATCTGTTGCTGTCATACGTGCATCAGTCTGAGCAATACGTTGGTCACTCATACCTGCTGCCAACTTAATATTCTGTTCAATAAACTGCAGTAGTGTAATGTAGTGCTGTATCACGTTCGAATTAGTAGCATCTATCTTCTCGGCGACCTTCATTGTGTTTAACATAGCAACATTCTGTCCTGCACCTTTAGCATGAGCCAAAGGATTGTATGCAATGATACCTTGGTCTTCAGCTAATTGAAGTGTCTTCTCTAACCCGAGATTCTTATCAATCATTAATATATTCAAGAAGGTAAGTACACCTCTATCTTGTGTAATAAGCTTCAAGAGACGAGCCATAAGAACATAGTACAACTTCTGCCAAGGTTTCATTCTATCCATTACCGACACACAAAATGCATTCCGATTATTATAGATATAACCATAAATAGGTAGCTTCACTTGATAAGGATTGAGTAGAGATTGATACGCGTGTTGTAACGGTCCAACATCCACATAGATATCACTACCAATTCGTATCCCTTTCCATACTTCCGGTACCCATATCCATTCCAATGAGTATCTCTTATCACCTTGTTCATCATACCAAACAAACTTAGTTTTACTCTGCCCATTAATAGAAGCCTTAAAACTCTCCTTCTTAGCATTCTTTGGTATAACGAAGTCTTCGTCGACAAACGTTTCATCTAACTCACCATACTCATTAACAAACTCATAGCGCCCGATGCGTCTCTGTGACTTCCAATAACAAGTGTACACATCAGCATACTCACTACTATTACGTCTAACTGGTGTAGCACTAAGACCGAACATATCAATCTGTTTGCTACCCATATAACCATTGTCTGGTCCACCATACTTAGCATCAAGTATAAGGTAGTCGTCGCTCATCATCTGTCTACCACTTTGGAACGAACCATTCCGAATCTGTTCTTTCCATAAACTCGGACCTTTTTTATTAGTCTGCAACGGATGATTC